CCCTGCTTCCCATATTCTTTACTGTGTGTAAATCCAGTCATGAATCTTCCATAAATGCCATTGATTTCCTGTGTGTCTATATAAAGACCTTCGCCAATAGGTGTTCTTGGAAGTGGTTTCTTCAAAAGAATCCTCTTGAGATCAATTCGTGCTTCAGCACTAAATTCCTTATTCACAGTTGCGTTAAACATTCCAGGATTCAATTTGCTCACAACAAATTTCACATTTCGTTCAACCATTGCGACGACATTGTTGTTCTCGTTATTTGACATATTCAAAAACTCGGCAAATTCACCATAGTTTTCATTGTTCATGATATTTTTTTCTAATTTTGGTGGAAATGTTTGTGGTTTTTGGATTCCAAGGTCCGCTTCAATTTCACGTATCAAATTATTATTTGACGCAGTTGTGGAAGCTGGAGACGGGCTGACCTCAACCCCCGACTGCTTCACAAATTCTCTGAGCTGCTGGCTCATTATTACTATTGTGTAGTATTTTTTTCTAGTAGTCTTCACTGAATCCCAAGCTCTCTTCCACCACATCAACACCATATATGACTGGTTGTTTAGGGTATGTGCGTCCCTTGTAGTTCACAACTTCATCCCTGACCTCAATGTCCCTCGAACTGAAAGGACCCGCGTAGAAGTCCTGGTTGAACTTGTGCTTACCCAAATTGTTTGCCTGACAGTGTTGGTTGAATACTTGGACAAACAACTTTTGAGGCACAAAGAGATCCTTGCCATAGATGATATTGGTACTTTCCAGGAAGTTGTGGAGGGTACTCGCAACCATCGCAACCTGCTTCTGAATCTTCTTGAAGTACTCGGGTACAACATTCCAAATATCTTTGTTTCTGTACTTGTTTGAATAATCCAAATAGGCTCGAACACATTTAAGAAGAATAATTGGCAACTCTCTGTCCAATTTTTCATCAAGTTGAGGATCCGCGTCTCTCACTTGTTTAGAGAAATTCCAAGGCAAAATACGTCGAAGAACGGAACCAGAATTATCTTTCCAGTTGGGGACTTCATTACCACCGAGGACACCTGGAACTTTCCACTCGATGGATACAGCTGTCTTATTTTTTACCGCAACGGAAACATCTTCTCCAGAAACCATAGATTGAAATTCTGCTTGTTCAAGGGCCAAGTCACCTTTCACCTCCGGAGCAATAAACATAAATGAATCCTTGATTGCGGAGAGACCAAACTTCTTTTCAATATTATTTGACAATGTACCAACGTCTTCTGGTTCATAAAACTTCTTAAATACTTTTGTAATCAGCGTAGATTTACCAGATCGCGCAATACCCTTGAAGAATGGAATCACTTGCCAACCATCAAGTTCACCAACATCAAAGCAGAGGCGTCCACCCATGACATATGCCCAGTCACATACCTCGTCTTCAAGCTTTTGATAATGTAAAATTGAATCAAAGTGTGGCGTTGGAATGTCTTGCCATCTCTCAATGTGAGAAAAGTCATCAAATTGTTGATCAAAGTATTTGCAAGCAATGATGGTTGGGTCGAGACATCTAAACTCATGACTATCATATGGGTAAAAGCAGCAGTCATATACACCTCTATCCGGAATCCATTCTTTACCTACAAAAACACCATTTTTGAATGACCACACATGACGTCGCTTTGTAATCTCTGGGAACTGAGCATCAATACACTTTGACATGTTATCAATTACATCTCTGAAGACTGTACCCCGACTTGTAAAGTTTTTCCATGTAATGAAATCATCGTCTTTTTGTGCTAGAGAATAAACAAATTGTTCAATGGAAAACTTTGGGTTCCACGCACGAGTTCTGTGTCCCTCAACCGTCCGAATCTCTTCACAACACTGTCCCTTGTAGCGCCTGTAACCAGCTTTGTATGTTTGATCTAGAGAGTACAGGAGACATTTCTGAAATGGAGTGGAGTTCTCAACTTCTTCACCGTCAATTGTTGTTGGATCTCCCAGGGCACTAAATTGTGGAAGAGCTGTAGGATTATCAACTCTTTCAAATGACATATAGTGACGTCTAATATTGTCGTATCCATCATTGACTTGTTTTTTGATATTATTAATACGCGTGACAACCGTGATACCATCATCATTTGGCTCTTTTTTGTGGATCTTCAAATCTCTCACATGGTTTTTTAAGTTTGTGAGATATGTGCTTTGTTTGTCACGAATACCTTTGATTGCCAGTATGTCAATTTCGGATGGCTTTGGATTTCCAAAATCATCAAAACTCTCAGGGTGAATAAATTGCCTGTATCCTAACTCCCGAGCATTTCTGAAATCATTTGTCTTCAAGTTCCAAGCATTTTCAAATCTATCAATTACCTCGAGTACTTGATCTTCTTTCATCGATTGGATGTGTTCTTTCTGAAGTTCAATAAGTGCTTCATACTTGTTAGGTTCCTTATCGATGAAATGGGTGTGATCCATTTCTATGTATTTACTGAATAACGATTTTTGTTTCTAAGCCGATTTTGGGGGTTGCATTTTGGCAAGCATCTTTATGAGAATCTTATTTTGGGTTTCCAATTGGTAACAGAGGTTTACCAGGGCGGAGCACACGGTGTCACCGTCTGGGGTTGCCAGGAGAGAGCTCATGAGACCTGCGAGATCCATTTCTTCTTCTTGGAAAAATTCTTCATCTTCGTCAAACTCAATATCCTCCTCCTCTTCTTCGTCAGAGACGATCTCCCCCTCCTCAACTTCCTCAACTGGCTCTTCATCTTCAGGGCGAGACGACATTTTAACCTAGACTGAGAAAAATTGAAATCGAAAATTTCGCACATCCGCGATTTCGACCAAAATTTTTTTCTCAGTGTATAGTACAAAAACTCTCACAATGGCTGGTGGCCTCATGCAACTCGTCGCCTATGGCGCCCAAGATGTCTATCTCACAGGTAACCCAAAAGTTACCTTCTTCCAAGCGGTGTACAAGCGTCACACCAACTTCGCGATGGAAAACATCGAACAAACTGTCAATGGTTCCGCTTCCAACTCAGGACGAGTTTCCGTGACCATTGCCCGCAACGGTGATTTGGTCGGTGACATGTACGTCGAACTCGAATCCAATGCGGGTGTGACTTCGACCGCGGACAACGACAACACTTCCAACTTCGATAACAACTGGGTTGCCGAACGTGCGATCGCGTCCGCTGAATTGTCCATTGGTGGTCAACGCATCGACAAGCACTACCAACGCTGGTGGCGTTTGTACTCCGAGCTTTACTTGGATGAGTCCAAGAAGGCTTCTTGGGGTAAGATGACCACTGCGATCGATGGTGACACTGTGTTCTTGCCATTGATCTTCTTCTTCAACCGCAACCCAGGTTTGTATTTGCCACTTATTGCCCTTCAATACCACGAAGTCCGCATCGATTTCGATTTGACTGACAAGTTCGCTAGCTACTGTAACACCGACCGATTCAAGGTGTGGGCGAACTACGTGTACCTCGACACCGAGGAACGCCGCCGATTCGCGCAAAAGGGTCACGAATACCTCATTGAGCAAGTCCAACACACTGGCGTTGACTCTATCACCGCGGGTCAAACTACCAACAAGCGTCTCAGTTTCAACCACCCAGTCAAAGAATTGGTCTGGTGCTTCAACGACTCCTCCACCACCGCGTCCAACGTTGCGGCGCAATTGTGGAACTTCACCCTCCACCCAGCGGGTAGTGCCATCCAGCTCGAATCTAACGCTTTCGCTGAGCTTTCCGGCAACTGCTATGTCCCAACTTCATACGCGACCGGTGTCCCACTTGTCAAGTGCGGTGAAGATGGTTCCACCGCTCTCTTCACTGAAGATGAAGCTGGTCCAATGACCGAATTCAAGTTGGTCCTCAACGGCCAAGATCGCTTCAAGGCCCAAAAGGGTAAGTACTTCAACCAAGTCCAAGCGTACAACCACCACTCGGGTAACCCATACCCAGGTGTGTACTCATACTCCTTTGCACTCAAGCCAGAAGAGCACCAACCAACTGGTACTTGCAACTTCTCTCGTATCGACAATGCCCAAGTCGCGGTCACCTCTCCATCTGGCCACGGTATCACCAACATGCACATGTTCGCTGTTAACTACAACGTTCTCCGCATCCAAAGTGGCATGGGCGGTTTGGCCTTCTCCAACTAAGCTAATTAAAGCTTAAGTATGTATTCGTCTCGCGTATTTTAAAACACAAAAATTAACATAATTCAAATATGTTAAGTTTTGTTTCGCATTCTCAAACTAGAAATATTAGCAAGAAAGTCAAAATTAATTAAGAATGTATGATATTTACACAGACGGGAGTTGTCTCGGTAACCCGGGGCCAGGTGGATGGGTGGCGTTTAAAAACTGAACAATTTATTTTACCCGAATATAATAAAAACCGATGGGTGTCACCGTGTCTGAAAATATTGATTTGAAAAATGGTTTAACTGTGAACAGCTACTATGCTTCCATAAACACAAATACTGTGAGAACCAGAAAAACGATGGTTGAAAATACAGACTCTAATGTAATAACTACACGTACCATATTTGATGCAACGGCCGAACTTGATGTATGGGTATCAAAGGAGGCAAGAGATGCTAACAACGAATTTATACAACATCATTATGTTAAGATAGAACAAGAAACCCCTTTCAACGGTAATCTGTATGAGCTACTGTATGCCAGATATAAAGAAGACCACCCCACCGCTGTGGATGCTTAAATAAACGACGCATATAATAACAAATGCATGATATTTACACAGACGGGAGTTGTCTCGGTAACCCGGGGCCAGGTGGATGGGCGGTAGCTGGTGCTGGTATCAAGATGTCAGGTGGACAAGCTGGGACAACCAATAACGCAATGGAAATGACTGCCGTTGTCCAAGCACTCGAGCAGTGCCTCACACGCGACATTCTTGAGATACGGCTATTTACGGATAGTAACTATGTCAAGAATGGAATAACTTCGTGGATTAAGAATTGGAAGAAGAATGACTGGTACAAAGCTGATGGTGAGCCAGTTAAGAATAAGGACTTGTGGATTCAAATTGACACCCTTTCACAGAGAATGAAACGGGTTGAATGGCACTGGGTCAAAGCACATAATGGGCATCCACAAAATGAATTGGTGGATACAATGGCACGAGAAGAAGCTACAGCTATTAAAAAACAAAAATATTATGGTGTTGCCAAGGGACGTATTCCTGGTATTTACACTACATGGGATGAAGCAAAAGCGCAGGTGTATGAGTATGCTGGTGCAGT